CGCAAGTGTGCGTGGTTGGAGCATGGATATCACACGTGATACAGTTGAAGACACATCAATGGCATCAGGTGGTGTTAGAACATACAAAAAAGGTTTGCAATCATATTCAGGTTCAATGGACATTGTGTATGACGATTCAGAAAACACAATTGTATCAACAGCATTGAATCCAGATACAGATGATGCAGTAACAGTTGAACTTTACAGTGATAGTGCAACTGACACAACAAAATTTGCAGGTAGTGTTATCATTACCAGCTACAGTGTCACAGCATCATATGATGGTTTAACAGAAGCAAGTGTATCATTCCAAGGTACAGGCGCAATCACAACAGCAAGCATCTAAGGAAGTTATTATGCCACTGGTGGTAACAAAATCAGGTACAAATATTCGTAATTGGTTGAATAATGTAATCGAACAAGAGAAAAAACATCTCAAGGACGATTATAAATCAGCAGTGGTACCAAGAACTCCTATTGATACAGGCAGAGCAAGACGTGGATGGCAAACTAGAACAAATCGCATTGAAAACCAAGTTCCCTATATTGCGAAATTGGAAGGTGGCTATTCACGTCAAGCACCAAATGGTTTTGTCAAACAGGCATTGACCAGTACAATAGAAAAAAGCGATCGAAGGAAATACTAAATGAGCGAACAAAAGAAAAAAATTAGTGTTTTAGATAACGCAACCAAGCATTATCAAAATCAAATCAAAGAAATGGTGAATTTTGCAGTGCCAGAGTGGAATTGCAGAATCTATCACAGAACAGTAACAACCCTAGCACAAGAATCAGAAGTGATTGAGTTGGCTAGACAAAACAAAACAGTTGAAGCAATGGTTACAACAATCATCAACAAAGCACGTCATGAAGATGGTACTAAAATGTTCAGCAAACATGACAAGAGCGCATTGATGAATGAAGTTGATCCTGCTGTGGTGCTGAGAGTAGCAGAGCAAATCAATGGTGGTGCATTGCCTAAACTGGAGGAATTGGAAAAAAACTAAAGAATGATCCAGATCTACACTTCATGCTTTTTTTAAGCAAAGAACTGGGTCAAACTTTAGAAACCACGCTCGAAATGAGCACATTAGAGTTCAAGCTGTGGGTGGCATACTATAACCTAGAAGCCAAAAACAGAAGGGACCAACAAAGGAAGGCAAAGCATGGCAGACGCTAATATTATTGTAAAGATAGTTGACCAGACACGAGGTGGTCTAAACAGTGTCATAACACAAACAGACAAAGCAGGAGCCGCAGCAGGTCGAGCCAATACAGCATTTATAGGTATGGGCAAGGCAGTTGCAGCAGTTGCAGCGGCTGTGAGTGTTGATGCCTTTCTTAAATTTGGTGATAGTGTACAGCGTATTCAAAACAGATTGGCATTGATCAATCCTGAGTTGGGTACAACAGCAGAAAACTTTCAAGCAGTTGTAGATATTGCGAATAAAACTTTTCAGCCGTTGGGATCTGTTGCCGATTTGTATCAAAAAGTTTCAAGAAGTGCAGATCAATATGGTTTAAGTGCGAAACAGGTCGGCACTGTTACAGAAAGTTTAACCAATTTATTGAGATTGTCAGGAGCAAGCAGTGAAGCAGCAGCTGGGGCGATTATGCAATTTGGTCAAGCTTTAGGTACTGGCACGCTACGTGGTGAAGAATTCAACGCAATCAATGAAGCTACAGCTGGTGAAATATTACCATTGTTGGCAAAAGAATTGGGTGTTAGCACAGGCCAAGTGAGAGAAATGGCCGAACAAGGTAAGATTACAGGTGATGTGATTCTCAATGCATTAGGTAATGGTGCAGCCCAAACAGCTGAAAAAGTAAGCAAAATGGGCGTAACCATTGGTGGTGCTATTACTGTTTTGCAAAACAATTTTATAAAATTAGGCACAGAAGCAACACCTGTTTTCAGCGCTATAGCCGAAGGCATATTATTATTAGCCAACAATTTAGACACTGTGGTTGTAGCAGTTGGCACATTTATAGCAGCATTTGCGGCTGCAAAATTAGCAGCCATTGTAACCAGCATTGGTAGTATCACAACAGCAATGACATTATTAAACGTAGCAATACGAGCCAATCCTTTTGTAGCAGTTGCCTCAGCTATCACCGCTGCCGCAGTATTGGTCTATGAACATTTTGACAAAATAAAAGAAGTTTTTGTCAATATATGGCCAGCTATGCAAAAAGCGTATTTGGTGTTTGAAAATGCATTCTTTAAAGGCATTGAAAGCGCAATCAATAATGTGGTAAATGGTTTCCAAAACATGGGCATTCGCATTGGCGGATTCTTTAAAGGTATAGCAGCGGCAGCCAAAGATCCACTGAACGCAATGAGTGCATTTGAACAAGCAATGGCGGAAGCAGAAGCACAGGTCAAAAAGAATGTTGATAAAGCAGTTGATTTTAGTGAGGCCATTGCCGATAATGACAAAAAGATACAAGAACTAACCAGAGACACAAAATCAAACACAGGCGAAACTGACAAAAACAGTGACGCCAAAGAACAAAACACAGAAGAAACTGGTAAACTCAGCAAAGCAACAGAAGGCTGGACCAACGTTACAGATAAAAATAGTCAAACTGTTGATAAAAATACAGTCGCAATACAAGCACAATATAAAGCACTGGCTGAAAGCAGAATAGCCAGTGATAGAGCAACACGGGCAGTTGAATCTAGTATTCAAGCATTGCGTAATGAAAACAATATGCTGTCATTGACACAGGACCAGCGTGATGAACTCCAAGAAATAATTGAAAAAGAAAATTTAAAAAGAGACGAATTAGGTGATACTGTTGATAGATTGTCAGAAGAAGAAATTGCAATTTTAATCCAATTGATGAAAGAAAGACGCATCACTCATGCTGATTTTCTACTAATGAATGAAGAAGAAATTGCAGCATTGATGGAAGCTATGGAGGTTCGCAGAAAACAACGTGATGAAAGGTTAGCAGCCTTAGAAGCTGAAAGAAAAGCATCAAGACAAGCAGCTGAAGCTGAACGTAAATTACAGCGTGAGCGTGATAGTTTAACACGAGACGTTGAAAGCAGCATTAGAAGATATAGAGAAGAAACGCTGGGCAGAAGCAAAATAATGCAAGAAGATCTAGACGACTTTATAAAAAGAGCTCGTGATCAAGGTCGTTTAAACGATCAAGAAGTACAAGAGGCAATCAGAGCCAAACGCTACGATATCAATCAACAAATCCAACGTGAATATGAAGATTTAATCAATGAACAAAAACGTGCTACAAATGAATTTAGAAATGAATTCAATCATATCTACGATGACATCTATTCGGGTATAGAAAAATGGACCGGCAAAAGCATAGGAGAGTTGGAAAAATACAACCAGTATGCTAAATTTTTATTCGGTGTAGATATTTTAGGTAGTGTAAATGGATTTATTGACAACAGTTTGATGTCGATGAGTGGAAGATTTGTACCCGAAATGGGAAAACATGGTGCAGCAGTAGGAAACGCAATAGGAACACCATTTATGCCAGGCGGTGTAGCATACAACGGCATCGGTGGATTTATAGGTTATGCTCTACAAGCAATCGGTGGCGGCGGCGGCTTTGGCGGCGGACTAATTGGCGCAGTTTTAGCACTGTTCAACACTGGATTAGGTGGCGGCCTGAAAAACATTTTTAGTAATGTGTTTGGTTATGTTAAAAACATATTTGGCGGCGTTGGCAATTTCTTAGGTGATATTTGGGGCGGTATTAAAAGTGTAGGAAGCAGTATATTTGGCGGTGTAGGTGATTTCTTCAGCGGCATTGTATCAGGTATAGGCAACTTCTTCAGCGGATTGTTTGCAGATGGCGGATATATTAGACCAGGCACAGTAGGTATTGTTGGAGAAGCAGGCGCAGAATTAGTTAGAGGTCCAGCCAATGTAACAAGTGCAGCAGATACAGCAGCTATGATGATGGGCGGTGGTCCTATCAATGTAAACTTTAACATCAACGCTGTGGATGCAAAAGGAGTAGATCAATTATTGATTGAACGCAAGGCATTGATTGCAGATG